AAAAGAAAAAACTGATAGGTCTGCAGAGGCAAGTAGAGCAGAACGCAACCGAAGATTAGCAGAAACTGATTGGATGGCAAACAGTGATGTAACAATGTCCGATGCGTGGAAAACATATAGACAAGCACTTCGAGATATTACTACTCATTCTAATTGGCCGAATCTAAAAATGCCAGGTCCACTGGGTGGAGAGGACGACTGGCCAGTTAAGCCTTCGTAGGAGAGATAGATGGCGTTTTCAAAAGCACGCAGATTAGCAAATGTGATGACTACAAGTGCAGGAATACCTACTGCTTCTATTCAGGATGATGCTATTACATCTGCAAAAATAGATGACGATGCAGTTATTGCGGCAGCAATTGCAGATGACGCTGTAGGTGCGGCAGCAATTGCAGATAATGTAGTAGATATTGCACGTTTAAATGTAACTGATGGTTCGAATGGGCAGTTTCTGAGAACAAACGGGTCGGGCACTCTTTCTTTTGCTACAGTTGCAGCAGCAGATGGAAGAGCTTATACTGACTGGGCAGTAAAAACAGGAACGTATACTGCAGTCGACAAAGATCAGCTTATAGCAAACAGTGGAAGTGCTTTTACTATTACACTTCCAGCAGGTTCGGCAGGGGCTACAGTAATTGTATGTAACGCAGGAGCAGGAACTGTGACAATCGGAAGAAACGGAAGTCAAAAAATAAACAGCGCAGCAGAGGACGGTACCCTACCTCAGGGCAATAGTGTTCAACTCGTATATGTAGATGACACTATTGGTTGGTTCGAGATTTAATTATGGCAGTATTAGGAGCAGCAGCAGGCGGTGGTGGAGGAGGTGGCCAACTACCTACTATAAGTTTTATGTCATCTCAAACATGGACTCCATCCTATGACTTAACGGCCTATGTATATGTAATAGGCGGTGGCGGTGCAGGAGGCTCTACTAATAATTCTGCTGGAGGTGCTTGCGGTGGAGGAGCGGGCGGTTGTGCTGTAAGCAAACTAGACCTTTCTTCTGGTACAACTTATACTATTACAATTGGAGCAGGAGGAGCGGCACAAACAGCTTCAAGCACTAACACAAATGGAAATGCAGGAAGTGCAAGTTCTTTTTCAGGTTCAGGAATTAGCACAATGACGGGAAACGGGGGTTCAGGAGGAGTTACCCGAGCCAGTAATAATGCTACTTATGTAACAGGAGCTGCTGGTGGTACTGCAACTGGGGGAACCCTTGGTAATTTTACAGGCGGAAAAGGTGCAGCAATATCTTCTTCAGTTTCAGGAACTGCTGCTTATATCATGGGTGGTGGGGGAGCTGTGGGACTTTGGGCGAATGGAAATGATGCTCCTGATGGACAAAGCCACTATGGATATAGCCAGATGGGTGCTCTGTTAAATGTGGAAAAAGGTGATCTAAATCAATACGATTATTATAATCGTATGACAGATGGAGGTGCAGACGATCACGAAAATAGTGGATATCCAACAGTTGAAGCTTTTACAGGAGTTCTTAGTACAGAAGTTAGCTACAGCGATATTGCATATTCCGATTATGATATGACTTTTGAAAAAAGAACAGGAGCGATAGATGCTAAAGGGCAGGGAGTTTATCAAGGTAGTGCACTATGGCATGGTATGTCCGCTCCTTTTCAAGGTGCTGTTGGTGCTAGTGGTGCAACTGTGTATGGTCAAAGAGGTTGTGCAGGTTCTGGAGGAGGAGGCTGTTATGCTTACTCAGCCGCTACCTATGGTGGAGCAGGCGGAAATGGGCTTGTACTTATTTTTCCAGTGAGTTTAGGAGCATAATATGGCAAATATAAAAATAACAAAAGATGGAGTAAGTAATATTATAGTAGGCTCTATGTCTTTTGCACAAGAAGCATACCCTACAAGTCAGGGATACTCTCATGAAATTATGAGAGAAGAAAAAACACAAGAAACACTACTAATTATGAAAAAACGTCATGCACGAGAATGGAGAGATTCAGAACTTTACAAAACAGATTCTCTGTCACTTCTTACAGACCACCCAAAGAAAACAGAAATAGCTGCGTATCGAGTAAAATTAAGAGACTGGCCGAGTACTTCAGACTTTCCTGATACTCGACCAACACTATAGGGCTTAGCCCAATTTTATAAGGAGGACTTATGATATGAAAAAACTATTGGCTACGGGGCTAATCGCCCTCAGCCTTGGAGCCTGTGCGAGTACGTCCACTACTGAGTATTACGAAGCAATGGAAAGAGCAGCTCTAGCGCAGGCAAAGGTACAAGAAGCAAGATATAACGCTCTAAGCAGAATTGCAGGAGAAGGCAACGAGGCAGCAACTGCCGCGGTTATGGCTCTCGCTATGACAAATCAAACTCCTATAGTTCCTCAAGCTCAGCAGTCAGCAGCCTTAAAGTGGGCGTCTGTACTGTCTGGCCCAGTATCTTCATTAGGTGCAATGTGGTTATCTAATGATTCTACTAAAGCAATGGCTAGATATAATCGAGATACTTCTCTCGCAAAAATAACAGCAGAACAAGCAAATACCTCAGAGTTGTATACTTTAATGGGGTCTAATTCAAATAATATGATGAATCTTGGATTAGGCAGTATGGAGTATATAAATCCCGCAACCCCTGATTATTCAAGTAATTTTAGCAATATTGATGATTATTTACTAAAAATAATAAATAATTTAAATACTACTAATGCGGACGATAATCAAATCTGGGTTCCAGGTGTAAACTGTGTAAATGCAGCTAATCCAAGCATTATTGGAGTTGGCGGAACAGTTACTGTTTGTCCTCAATAAAAAAGGGGCTATTCAGCCCCTTCTTCGCTTTTCATTTCAGGTTGCATTTGTTTTGCTGCATCCTCTTGGATTCTTGCAATAATATTCATACTATGTTTAGCGGGAAGCTCCGCCAAACCTTGTAGAATAATATTGATTTCATCTACGCTAAATTCAAACTTCATTTAAAGATATCCTGCCAGTTTCCTGTTGTGCTTGCGCGAGAGTATTCCGTTGCGCGATTTTCAAAGAAATTAGTGTGTTCAACACCATTTAGCATGTAGTCTAACCATGGTAATGGATTGTTCTCACTTCCAAATATTTTTTTCATTCCAAGACCCAATAGTCTTCGATCTGCAATATAACGAATGTACTCTTTTATTTCTTCAGGTGTTAGATCAGGTACTTCCGCATTCTGAAAGCACAAATCAATAAAAGCATCTTCTAGTTCTACGGTGCGTTCTGCTGCACAGTAAATTTCATATTTTAGATCATCAGTCCATAAGTCTGGGTTTTCTTTTATGAAAGTACGAAAGAGTTGACACATTCCTTCAACATGCAATGTCTCATCTCGCACAGACCATGTAACAATCTGACCCATACCTTTCATAAGGTTGTGGCGAGGAAAGTTCAACAGGATAGCAAAACTACTAAATAGCTGTACCCCTTCGGTAAATGCCGAATAGATAGCCATTGTCTTTGCGATATCCATTGGAGTTTCCATACCAAAATTATTCAAGTGCTCATGTTTTGCTAACATTTCCTTGTGTTCGAAAAATTTTTGATATTCTTCATCACCAAATCCTAGCGTTTCCAAGAGCAAAGAATATGCTTCCTGATGTACTGCCTCCATAGCGGCAAAAGCCGAAAGCATCATTCGTACTTCAGGTTGTTTGAATGTAGGTAAATAGTGCTTTGCATACCCACAACAAACGTCTACGTCTGCTTGAGTAAAAAACCTAAAAATTTGACTTATAAGTTTTTTATTCTCAGGTGTTAGTCTATCCCTATAATCACGCAAATCATCAGCAAGATTAACTTCGTCTGGAAGCCAATGCATATGCTGTTGAGTTTTGTAATGTTCAAAAGCCCAGGGATAGTTAAAAGGCTTATAATATTCTCTTTCTACTAATAAACTCATCCAATTCCTCTACCAGTGGTGTACCACTCCTGACATTATAAAGAAACAAGTTATAAAATTAACTAATACAACTATGGTTCTTATAATTGCTACTAAATCTGCCTCTTGGGAGTCTTCAGACGCTTTCTCGCCCAAAGACATCGCCCACAACTTCCATAGCTTAGCCCTCACAAGCCAAGCATCCTTCATCGTCGATACTATCGAATATATACTGACGTAACGCTTCATCTGATACTGTTTCTGCTCGTTTTATCGCCTCACTTCTTAGATAGTAAAGGGTTTTTACTTTTCTCTTCCATGCCATCATGTGAATAGCATGAAGCTCTTGTTTTGATACGTTTGCGGGAAAGAAAATATTTAGAGACTGACTTTGGCATATTTGCTCTTGTCTGTCTGCTGCCATTTCTATTACCCATCTTTGATCTATTTCTACAGCGGTTCTAAAGACATCTTTAGTCCAATCATCCAAAAAATCAAGATGCTGAACAGAACCATTGTTCGTAATAATACTCTTCCAAACTTCTTCATTATCTTCCCCTAGCTCCTGCAAGGCGTGTTCTAGGTATTCATTCTTTAAAAGAGATGATCCCGATTTAGTTTTTTGCGTAAATGCATTAGCCCTGTATGGCTCGATACTAGGAGAAGTATTACCACAAATGATGCTGCTACTAGCATTGGGAGCCACAGCCAAAAGATGAACATTTCTAACCCCGTACCCAGTAGCATCAGGGGCTTCACCACGCTCCATTGCCAAAGTTTTTGTAGCATTTAATGCCTCCGATTTTATGTGCTTAAACATTTTCATGTTTGCACCCTTTGCCATTGCACTTTCAAACGGTATATTATTTCTTTGTAAGTAGGCATGAAAACCCATTGCACCTAATCCAAGACTTCTTTCGTTTCTTGCACTATAAACTGCTCTAGCCAGCTCTGGTGGGGCATTCTCTACAAAGTAAGAGATAACATTATCTAACATACGAATTAAGTCAGGAATGAAATTTTCATCATTTCTCCACTCGTCGTATTCCTCAAGATTTACACTTGATAGACAACATACTGCAGTTCTATCTTCATCTGTTGCTAGAGTAATTTCAGAGCATAAATTAGAGTGATTTACTTTTAATCCTTTATCTGCTTGACATTCTGGTAAAGCATCTTGGACTGTATCTCCAAACATAATATAAGGCTCTCCAGTTTCTACTCTATTCTGTATGAGTTTTACCCATAGCGTTTTTGCAGAAACTGTTTTTGTTATTCTTCCTGTGTGCGGATCAATTAAGTCCCAGGAATCATCAAAACCTTCTTCTCTTGTAGCACCTTCAATTAGTTCCATGAACCGATTGCTAACCACAACACCATGATGCAGATTAACAGACTTTCGATTAACATCGCCCCCTGTGGGCTTTCTAACATCGAGAAACTCTTCGACTTCTGGGTGAGATATATCCAAATACGCAGCATAACTGCCTCTCCTTGTTACTCCTTGTGAAAATGCTAGCATTTCTGCATCCACAACCTTCATGAATGGAATGACTCCTGTACTCTCAGAGCCGTTTGATGTTTTTGCGCCTACTGAACGAATAGCTGACCAAGACCCACCAACGCCACCACCAACACTAGAAAGAAAAGCATTCTCTGTGTAATGATTCGTGATTCCTGTTCTGCTGTCTTCAACATAATTAAGAAAACAACTAATAGGCAGCCCACGAGTTGTTCCACCATTAGAAAGTATAGGAGTAGAAAACATAAACCAAAGTTTACTAGCATAGTCATAAAGCCTTTGTGCGTGTGCCTCGTTATCTGAAAACGCTTTTGCAGCTCTTGCAAAAGCATCTTGAGGTGAAGTTTCTCCATCAATTATATACCTATCCTGTAAAGTTTTATGACTAAACTCAGATAAGTATTTATCCCTTTTATAATCAATTAACACGCAATTCTCTCCTCAATCTGTTCTATATTGGCTGAGCCAATAGCATCGTCACAATATGACATTAGATCCATAAGTTCATAGTTTTGAAGAATTTGCTCTCCTCGAGCATTTAGCTCTTGGATGTGCTTGTATTTACTAGGTAAGGGTATGGAGTCATAAATATTCATTGCATCGCCATATGCAATAATTAAGTCTTTAGCCCTTTTTGGACCAATACCTGTAATTCCTGGAACATTATCTCCTTTATCCCCAGTTAGACATTTTAATGAGA